CGAGCCGTTGGTTCCCAGCAGCGCGGCCGACGTCGGCACCGCGGCGCCGTTGATCTGCGCCACTCCGGGATTGGGATAGGCGCCCGAAAGATCGCCGCCCGCCGGCCCGGTAGGCCCGGCCGCATAGAGCCCGATGAGGAGTGCAACGGCGCAGAAAGCGCCCGCCAGCGCGCGCCTCACGAAAGCTCCGCCCAGATCGCGACCGCGCCTCCGGCGCCCATCAGGACGCGATAGTAATAGCCGGGCGGAACGACGATCGCGAGAGTGCCGCAGTTGCTCACTACGGTGGCCTGCTGGCCCTGCTGCACGATAGGAGTGCTGGCCGTGTCTACCTGACTTTCGAGATAGTTGGCGGCGCTGCAGGAAGTCACAATGGCGTAAAGCACCGTGCTGCCGGTGTTGTGGTAAATCGTGTTCAGCGCCCGCGTCGGAAAGGTCTGCGTCGTCGCGCCGAGGTAAGTACCCGGCGGCGTCGAGCAGGCGCCCGAGCCACTCAGGTAAGTGGTGCTCCCGCAGCTCCCCGAGAACAGGCCATAAATATCCGCCGCCGCCGCATCGCTCAGCGCGCCGGTGGTAGTCGTGTTTTTGACGATGCCGGTGCCGAGCGAGGCCCAGTTCTGGTTGCTCGATCCCAGCGTCAGCGTGGCCGTATTCGCCACGCCCGTGCCGCCGAGCGATGCCGCGAGCGGCGTAGTGACCGCGACAAGCTGCTTCGAGCCGTTGGTTCCCAGCAGCGCGGCCGACGTCGGCACCGCGGCGCCGTTGATCTGCGCCACTCCGGGATTGGGATAGGCGCCCGAAAGATCGCCGCCGGCGGCGCCCGAGGGCGCCCCGCCGCCCGTTGCGGGCGGGATCTGCTGGATCTGCGCGGACAGCCCGGCGAGGATCAGCGCAATGAGCGCGACGCCGCCCGCGAGCGTTTTGGTGTTCATAGAGTCAGTACCATTCGGTCCACGTGTTGAGAGTCGAGCCGGCGCTGGTCACCTGGTAGTAATTACCGGGCAGCACCACAAAGAAAACGCCGTTGGGCTTCGGGGCGACATAGAGCTTCACGTCGAACACGTCGGTCGTGGGCGGGTTCGAAGCATCGGTGAACGCGGCGATGTCCACCACGGCGGAGCTGTTGTAAGCCGTGACGCCGACCCACATGGCTTTCCCCGTGTTGTTCTGGTAAACCGTGCCCAGCGCGCGGCCGGAAGAATTGTAATTATTCTGAACCGAGGGCCCGAGGTAAGACGCCGCCGAGCTTACCCAGGTGGGCGGCACGCCCGCGCCATTGGTTTGCAGCAGATTGCCCGCCGTGCTCGCCGCGAGGCGCGTGGGCACGCCGCCCGCGCCGCCATAGATCATGTCGCCCTCGGCCGACATGGGATTCGAAAGCGTCGCGCCGCCGCCGTCCACGGCGTTGCCTTTGGCGTCCCAGACCAGCGCATCGCCCGCCGTGCGCGACCCGCCGCCAAACGTCACGAGCTGCTGGCCGTCGCCGGTGCGCGCGATAGCGCGGATCTGGTCGTAATCGATATTGCCGCGCTGGGTCTTCGGAAACGTCGGCGGCAGCCCCGTAACCGGCGGCGGGCTGCCCGGCGGCGGCGTGTAGGGAAACGTCGGCGTCCCGCCGCCTGTCGCGCCCACGACTTCATAGGCGTCGATGTAGGAGAGCAGAAACAGGAACGCGTTGCCGTCCGGTACCGTGAGGCTCACGCTGCCCGTGGTGTGCAGATCGGTCGCGCCTTCGAGCGTCTGGATGGGCGCCGGGCGCGTGCCGTACGACCACGTGATGTCGTTATCGGTAACCGGCGTTTCCCCGGTCGCCATGGGCCAGGCGCCCGGACCTGGCATGGTCGCGCCTGTTTGATGCGGAAACGAGCCGATACCCGTGACGATGGCCGTCACGCCGAGCAGGGGAAGATAGATTTCCCAGCCCAGCGGAAATGCGGTGTTCGCGAGCCAGCCGTTCGGACTGGTCGAGACCGGAGCGATGCCGCTGTATTCGTGGATCGCCAGCGCGTAGCTGACGAAAGCGTTACTGCCGGTGAGCGACGTCGCGATGGTGACGGTGTTCGCGCCGCCCGCGCACGGGCAGCACATCCAGATGATGCGCCAGTACGCCTCGTTGTCGCCAAGGCACACCGGAATCCAGTTATTGCCCTGCGTGTCGGTGACCGTCATGTCGCCGAGGAAGGGCTTGAACTGGCCGCCGAAAAAGGTGATGCACCCGAACGCCAGGATCAGGCAGTTGCCCGCCACGTTGTTGCTCGTATAGGCGAGCGAGACGCTCGAAACATCGACGCCCGTAGTGGCCGATGTCTTCGAAGCCGCCTGCACAAACGCCGGGTTCAGGCCGGTTTCGAGCGAGACCAGGGCGCCGCCGAGACCTTCGAGCGCGTTCTGCGCCGTGAGCACGCCGCTCGCGCCCGTGGTGCCGCTGAACGAGTCCCACGTGTTGATGCCGTCGTAGCCGTGCGCGTTGATGCGATTCGTCCAGCTCATGCGACCAGATACAGCGCGAAGAGCGCGTAATCGTTAGCTTTGGGCGGCACCGTCATGGTGATCGTGATGCTGTCGGCCGCCAGCACGTAATCGGGGTTACTGGGCTCCTGATAAACGCCGTTCAGGAAAAGCGCCAGCCACGGCAGAGGCGAGCTGCCGACCTTCTTCGAAAGCACAAAGGTCACGTTTGTGCCATTCATCAGGCCGGCGGGAATTTCGATCTGAAGCTGCGCGCCGCCGCCGCCCGAGCCCGCGCTGCGCAGTCCTTCAAAGAACAGGAACCAGGTGCGCGAAAGCGTCCCGCCGTCTACGGGCTGGCCTTTCGCGTCGTTGTACATCGGCGTGCGCGCCGGAACGTTGACGATGGGAGTGCCGGTGGTGCTCAACCGCCGCCGCCTTCGGTGTCAAGGTATGCGCCGGTCATGGCAATCTGGAGCGGGTCGGTGATGACCGTGCCGTACACGCGATCGCGCGCGCGCCCCATGCGCCGGCATTCGCTGACCTGCGAGGCGCTGTCGGACGTCGAGCTGATGCGCCGCGGGCTCATGGCGCGCGGCGTGTTCCACGTCTGCCCGAGATCGTCCGACCATTGCAGCGTCGGTTTCGGGCCGCCCTGCATGGCGAGCCTGAACCGCGCGTAGAAGGTCCACAACTCCTCGTTGCTCAAATGCGGCGCCGTCCGAATGCGCGCGATCGCGGCGCCCGCATCGGTGAAGACGTCGAGCGACTGCCGATAGAGAGCCCCGGTCTGCCAGTCGCCCGTGAGATGGATGCCGAAAACATAGCCGTGATACGCCGCGCGGCTGCGATGCATCAGCGGGAAATAGTTTGCGTCGTAAGTCTTGCCGTCCCACCAGCCGCTTTCGTTCCACGTCCCCGCGGTCGCGTCCCATTCCCAGGTGGCATCGGCGGTCGGGAAGTGGATAGAGACGATCTGATGTCCATCTCGCACGGTCACGTAAGCCAGCGCGTCGGTGATCGTGGCGTATTCGCCCCAGGCCGCCTCGATCGCGTGCGTCGAAACGCGCTGCGGGCTGAAGCCCATGGCGAACCAGGCTATCGGATTGCCCTGCACCGTGCCGCCGACCCAGAAGACGCCGTTCGCCACGCTGCAAACCGTGAACGGCGCGCGGCAGCCCTGCGTGATGATGCCGCCGGGGTTGCGCTGAAACGGGAAGCTCGACGTCGCCGATCCGCCGGTGTCCTGATCGACTTCGGTCGCCTCCGAGCCCCAGATCCAGAGTTCCTCATGATCGGCCAGAATGGCGGCGATATTGTCGGGAAACGCCGCCTTTAGGCCGAAGTCCAGCGGATTCCAGTTCAACCCGTCGTTAATGGCCGAAATGTAATAGAGCTTCGAGCCCGGCGGCAGCGCGACGAAGTAAGTATCGAGAAACGTCGTCTGCGCCGCCTGGACGTAAACCGGCGTCGCTCCGGCCCCGGTAAGGACATAGAACGTCGCGCCGGCCTGCGTGCCTGCGTTGGTCGACAGCGTGATATGCAGCTCGTCGACGAACGCCGAAATCAGATAAGCCGTCCCCGCGATCAGGATGTAGCTGCCCACCTGCGAAGCGTCGAAAGTGCTGCCCGAGTCCCACGTCACGGCGGTGCCGCCGCCCGCGTTCACGGTGTCGACCGTGCCGGTCCCGTCGTTAAAGAACGCCTGCTGCAGCGTGACGTTATTCCAGACCCACAGAAAGCCCGCGCTCGACACGAGGAGCTGGGTGCCATTTACCTGGAACTGGCAGGGCGAGTTTGCCGTATCCGTCCCCACGTCGCCGAGCTGCGTGTAAGCCGCGAACGGGACGGCGGTCTGATTGCCCGCGCTGCCGGTCAGCGTCAGCGAGGTAGCGTTCGTGACGCTGGAGACGGTGTAAGTCGTGCCGCCGATCACGATCTTCGAGCCCGCCGCAATGAAGCCCGCGCTCGTCGTCGTCGAGAACTGCGTCCCGCTCAGCCAGGTGACGGCGGTTCCCGCCGTGGTGACGGTCCCGTTCTGATAGACCCAGTAGAGCTTCGATCCCGCGACGGCCGCGCAAAGGTCGCTGCCGCTGCCGCCGGGCAGGTTATCGATGAGCCCGGTCCAGATGCCGCGCACGGGCGACGTCGGCAGCGTTTGCAGCAGCGCGAGGCCGGGCGTCCCGAGCAGCGCCGCGTTCGATTTCCCCTTGCCCGACTGATCGGCTTCGTAATACAGGTTCATCGAGCGCTGCGCGTCGAAAGCGAGCGAGCGCGCCGTGTAGCTTTCGCCGATGAAGCCCTCGAAGATGCTCATGCATCAATCCAGATCGGAGGTCCCGCTGAGCCAGTTGTAAAGTCCCGAATCGTTCGGCACGAGCGCGACGTCGCTGCTGATCTCGGGCGAGACGCAGTTCGCGCTGCCAATGGTCTCGGTTGCCTTGCGCAGCAGCTCGATATGCTCGGGCGAAGCCGCGCGCCCGAACATGCGCGAGCAGCGCACCACCATGGAGTAGAGCCAGAAATCGGCGTAGCCAGGCGGGTAGTTGATGTAATCGGAGACCTGCGCGACGTTGCCGTTCTGGCTCATCGAATAGAGTTCGAGCCCATACGGCTGATCGGGGATCGGATAGCAGTAGAGCTGCGAGAAGCCGGTCTGCGCGCCGCTCCATGGCACCGCGACCTGCACGCCCGCGCCGGGCGCCGCCAGCGTCAGCGCCGTGCCGTTATTGGCGACGGCGATCACGGGGTAGCTGATATCGAGGATGGAAAAGGGCTGCCCCACCATCTGCTGACTGAAAAACGCGCCCGATACCCACGTCACGGCCGTGCCGTTGGTGTTCACGAGGCCCGCGCCTTCGAAAGCGCCGCCGAAGCCGTTGTCGTAATAAATGCCGCGCGGCGGCGAGGCGATCTGCTGGTAGCGAATCGCCGCCCACTGCTTAAACGACAAGATGTCCACCGGAATGCGCACGGTAGGCGAAAGAAGGAGGTTGGCGCGATCTATCTTCGTCGGCCGCGGAATCGGGAAGTTGGCCGTGTTCACGCCGTTGGGGTCGATGCCGATCAGGTAAACCTGCGTGTTCGCGGTCAGCGTCAGCAGGTCCATGCGCTCGGCGAAGATCTGCGGGCGCTGCACGTTCGAGGAGTCGATGAGGCGCTGCAGCCGGCGGATCATCGACGCCTGCTCGTAGGGCGTGAGCGAGCCGCCCGTGCCGTTGGCGGCGACGGGCTGCGTCGAGTCCGTTACCTCCAGCTCCTCGGCGACGTCGGCGATGAATTGCCCTACTGTGATCGAGACCATTTAGTTTTCGATCATGAGGAACTGAACGATGCAGGCCGCTGTGTCGGCTTCGGCCGACGGCGTCGTGGTCGCGCAGCGAAAGAGCGCGAATTCGAGCGGCTTCAGCTTGATGCAGGCGTTGCCGCCGGTGGAGTCGTAAATCTTCACGAAGTTGGTCGCGTCGAGGTTCTGGATGAAGATGTAGCCGGGCGTGGTGATGCCGCCGAGGTTCAGCGCAACCACGGCGGTATGCGAGATCGACTGCGTTTCCTGTGTGAAGTTCACGCCGGCGACGCTGAACTGCTGGGCGAGCTGCGAGGCGCTCGCGGCGCTCAGACCTTTGAGGAACGCGAGCGACGCGCTCAGAGTGAGTTCGTTGGCCATTTAGCGCTTGCGAGCGGTTTTCACTTTGGGCGCGGCTTCGGCTTCCGGCGCGGCGATCGCGGGCGCGGTGGCTCGATCAAACGCGTCGGGCGATTCGGCCCAGTTGCCGGGATCGCTCGCGAGCAGCTCGTCGTGATGCTCGTCGGAGTGCACGAGCGTGGTCGTGCCGGAGCGGTGGTAACGCACGCTCGGATAGGGCTGGTGGACGTATTCGGCCATGGTGTAGAGTGCTCCTGATGTGTTCGAGTGGGAATGGCCGGGCGGCGCGCAGTCGCGTTCCGCCCGGCGTTTTGCGGGGGTTAATAACTCGGGTCGTAAACCGAGTTGGTGGCGTCGTACGTGTAACACAGCGTCTTCGCGGCGACCGCGGTTGAGGCTTTGCCGATGTTATTGGTCGCGGTCGTGGTGAACGCCGCATCGGGGATGATGCAGAACGAGCCCTGATTCCACCCTGCGGGGAACGTGAAGCTGGTAATTGCATTGGTCCCGTTGATGTGCTGGAGGGGGCTGTTGATAGCCGTCGCTCCCGCGACCGACGCTACCAGCGCCGTGACCTGAGCTTCGGCGCCTACCAGCATGTTCTGCCAGCCGGGCACCCAGCTAAGCGTGATGGTCGAGCAGAGCCATTGCTGGCCGGTCTGCACGTTGACGTAAGGCGTCACGAAGGTGCTTGCGGTGACACATCCGCCGTCCGGGTCCTTGTCGAAGAAGTAGTTCGGCTGCCCGATCAGCACCATAGAACCGGAGGGATACCCGCCGTTAGCGCCTCCCGCCGAGCTGACGCGAATGCCGATCGCGGTCGAGCTGACGCTGGTCACCAGCGCGACGAGACCGCGCGGCTGGCCGGGCGCCACGATGAAGAGCTGCGAGCCAACCGTGTTGTTCTGCAGGTTGGGCGCGTTGATGCCGGTGGCCGAGGTGACGTAGATCGTCTTGTCGGTCGAGGCCATGGCGGACGACAAAGTCGTCGCCGTGAGCGTGTTGAGCTGAGCCTGGCCGGGGCTCACTGCGATACAGGCCGCGAAAGCGAGAGCGAGAAGAGTTTTCATGGATGTCCTTTGTCGAATGTCGAGTAGTACCTGGTAACTGTTTTTGAACCTTGTAAGAAGCGCCGCCTGCGCGCATTCTGGAGCTTGCCTGATTGGGTTATCTACGTCCTGAAGAATCCGCGCACCCGCGCCGTGAAGTACGTCGGCTGGACTTCGCGAACGCCCGAAGCGCGCCTGTATGCCCACATTTACTATTCGGTCGCTCTTCACCGCACGCGCGCCCACCAATGGGTCCTGTCATTAGTGAGCATCGGTCTCGATCCTCTGATCGATGTCATCGACTCAGGGACAGGGACCGCGTTCAAGGACGCCGAACGTCACTGGATCGCGTTCTATCGCGCCCAGGGCTGCGATCTTGTAAATGGAACCGACGGCGGCGATGGGCCGCCGCCCGGCATGATGACGCCCGAACTGCGCCGAGCGAAGGCCATAAAGGCAATGGCAAGCCGCACTCCCGAAGCGCGGAGTGAAGCGGCACGACAAAGCAGGATGAGCCTTACACCCGAACAGCGCCGGGCGAACATCGACAAGGTGAATGCGGTCCGGACTGGCGAACAGCGCCGGAAAAGCGCGCAGTTAGCGAAAGCGAATTACTCACCAGCGAGACGCAAAGAGGCAACGCGCCGGGCGGGGCTTGCCTTGCAGGCAGGCCTAACGCCCGAGCAGCGCAGCGCGAGGGACCAGGCATTCAGGAACATGATTTCTAAGCGGACTTTTGAGGAGCACAGCGCCGCCATGAAAAAAGGTCAGGCGGCGCGGCGCTCTCGCCTAGCTCAAATCATGACGCAATAACACAACACATTTCGCGATAGAGCACGCCAAAGCCGTCCAGCATGTCCAGGCGATTGCCTTCGACGCGGTGCACGCCGTCGAAGAAGCTCACGAAAGACGCACGCAGGCCGGTTTCCGGATCTTCCTCTTCGTGCGAAGAGATGACGCCGGGTCCTTTGGGCGTGTCGAGCGGGATCGAGACGAAGGCATAAGAGTTCTTATGCATCAGCAGGCCCTGCGGGCTGCTGAACGAGGCCGCACCGAGCAAAGTGATGGCGGTGGCGTCGGCGGGCGACGCGGTGACGTTCTGATACTGCCCGCTCGGCGTGATGCCGGGGGCGATCGTGACGCTGCCGGTGGAGGCTGCGCTGAACGGCGCGAGCACAACGAACTGCTGCAGGTCGCCGGTAGACTGGCGAGTCTGCGGATGCACGCTGTAGATGCCCGCAATAGTGAAGCGGTCCCCGACGTTCCAGACGGTCGAGGAGAGGTTTTTGACGTTCAACGACATGGTGTCGTTGTTGCCGTTCGAGGTTCCCTGGCCCGCGCCGCTCACCTGGGGCGTTCCGCCCTGTGCGCCGCCGAGCTGGGTATAGATGGTCTGGTCGCGAACCCACTTGTAACCGAGCAGGTTATCGACGCCTTCGGCGATGCCGCCGTCTTTGATCGTGCCGCCGATGGCGCCCGCCGGGTTGAAGAGCGTTTTCTGCCCCACGACGAACTGGCTGCTCATTTTGCGATTCACGATGCAGGTCAGCAGCTCTTCCGGAGGCAAGCCAAGCTCGACGATTTTGTCGCCCGCGCTGAGGTACGTATCGAGCAGCGTCGGCGTGGTGCCGGGCGTGCCGACCGCGTTGAAAGTGTTCTGCGCGGCGAACTGCGCGGCGCGCGCGTTGACGTTGTGCGCCATCGCGATCGCGGCCGGCTTGCCGTACATTTCGTTGGCGTCCTGCAGAGACAGGGTTTTTTCCACCGAGTCCCATTCGTAGTGAACGCCGGTCACGTCGTTGACCGTGATCGTGGTTTTGACGTTGCTCAAAGCCTGCGGCTGATAGAGCAGGCCGACGGAGGGCACGAAGCGCTGCGGCTTGCGCACGCTCACGGTGTCGCCGACTTTGGCGCCGGGTTTCGCGAATTCCGAAGCGTACTGCTTCGTCATATTGCGAGCCACGGCGAGGTACCCACCCAGATTCATCAGGATCAACCGGACGAGGATCTGGGGGGTGAGTAGAACGTTATTAGGCACTGGTCACCCTTTCGAGGTTTTTGGTTATCCGCGCTTCAGCTCGGCGTTGGCGAGCCGCTTGAACTCCGCGAACGGTAGCTTCGGGTCGTTCAGATCGGCTTGCTTGGCGCCCGCCGCTCCACCCACCGCGGCGGCGGGTTTGGGCAGCGGCTTTTTCGCCGGCGCGGGAGGAACAGGTTCGGCAGGTTTGGCAAACTGGGCTTTGGCGATCGCGCCCGCCTCGGCCACCTGGAGGATGGGCGCGAGCTTGAGCAGCGCGTTCATCTGATCCGGGTTCTTCAGCAGGTAGTAAGCGGTTTCCGGCCCGTGCTCCGACGTGCGGATGAAATCGAGCAGCGCCTGCGAGATGGGCACGTTCTGCCCGGCTGCCATCACTTCATCCCAGTCCGAGCGTTCCGGATCGGCTTTGGCTTTTTCGACGCGCGCATTATGCGATTCGGTCGCCGTGCGCTGCGCCGTGGCGCGCCGCTCGGTTTCCGCTTCGGCGGCGTCTTTCGAGCGGCGCTGATCGACTTTCCATTCGGTCAGAGCTTCGAGGTATGCCTCATAGGTCGTACCGAACGCCTTATACGTCTCCGGTTTCGCCGGATCCGGTTTGGGCGTGGCTGCCGCTGGCGGCGCGTTATTCGCGGGCTTTACAGCCTCGCCAGGGCGCGGCCCCTGATTTGCCAGTTTCGCTTCCGCTTCCGTTGCCCGGCGCTCGGCTTCCCGCTGCGCGCGTACTGCCTTGTCGATTCGCTTCTGCACGCCCGCCGGAACGGCTTCGTCCGGTTCGGCGGCCGCCGCGGCCGCTTTCGGCTTGAATTTGCCGTCGGCGCCGCGTTCCTGCCCTTCGTTTGCTTCCTGCGTGGACTCCGGTTCCGAGGCCGGTGCGGGTTCGGCGGCCGGTTCGGCCGCTGCGGGTGCTGCTTCTGCTTTCGGCGCGGCCGCGGCGGGCGCTGCCGGGGCTGTATCGCCCCTGAGCATCGTCCGCAGATCCGCGAGTGAGTGATCGCCCCGAGGGGCTTCCACTGCGATGTCTGCCATGTTGGGTTTGTCCTTCGCGCGGTCTATAAAGCGGGCCGTGACGCCGGGTTACTGCTGAACTGGTTCGGGCTGCGCGGCGGCCTGCGCCTGCGCTTCGAGATTCTGATCCTGCCCCTGCTGACTCTGGATGACGGCGTGCGCGTGCTGCATGGCTTCCATGCCGACGTCGTGCGCGGCGCCGAACAGCCGCTCCTCGGTCGACGCCACGCGATCCGCGTCCGCGATGCCCTGCTTCAGCAGATTATTGATCTCCGCGACTTTGAGCTTGGTCCAGGAATCGAGCGCGGCCTTTTTGAACTGCGCGTCGGCTTCGACGACTTTCGCCTCGATAACCTGCGCCTGCCGGTGCACTTCCTGAATGAGGAGCTGGTTTTGCTGCTGAAGCCCCTGCGCGGCGTGGCGCACGGCCTGCAGCGCCTGCCCGGGATCGGTCGCGTCGGGATCGATCAGGCCCGGCGATTTCATCTGAATCGCCTTTTTCATGCGCTCGGCCATGGGCTTCGCGCCCGGCCCGTCCGAGGTCTCGAAGTAGATATCGCCAATCACCCAGATCAGCTCGGGCGATGCCTTCAGCGTTTCGCCGATGCGTTCGTTTTCCTGTTCGCGCTGCGAGGTATAGCTCGGCCCCGTCGAGACCGCGATCTGATAGCGGCCGACGTCGAGCTTGTGATGCACCATTTTCCCCGTCTTTTTGTCGGGGAAAGGCTCGTTGATGCGCACCAGCTTGACCTTGCCGGCTTCGTCGCGCACGGGCTTTTCGCCAGGCTGGTCGCCGTCCATCAGCGGCAGAATTTCCAGCAGGATGCGACCGAGGCGTTTGCGCGTGCGCGCCTCGTTATCCGAGTAATGGAAATTCGCGATGTCCGATTCCGTGCGGCGCTGCGCGATGGCGACGCCCGCCGTGTCGCCGGGCCCGGCGCCGAGCGAGGCATCGAAGATGCCCATGGCGGCTTTAATGGCGTCGATGGCCTGCAGGTAGCCTGCGACGAGCGCCTGAATGGGCGGCTCCGCGACCTGGCGCTGCGGCGGCCCGACTACCGTGCCGTTAATCGCCTGCGGCTTGTACTGAATGACCGCGCGCTGGACGTCGTTGATGGTTTCCCACTCCGACTCGCGCCCCGCGATCTGGCCCTCCGCCGCCATATAGGGCTGCTTCGGCATGCGGCCGATTTCTTCGGCGATGTTCGAGACGTAGAGGTTCACCAGGCGCTGGGGATCCTTGGCGTCGCGCACGAGCGACCCGATCACCATTTCGTCGTCGACGATCATGCGCTCGCCCCACTGCGGCAGTACCGGGATGCCGGTTTCGGGCGCGATCCACTCCGTCTCGTCCAGGACTTCCACGCCGTTTGTGGCGCAGATTTTGACCTTGGGCGAACCCTCTTCGGTCAGATCGTCATAGTCGCGATAGTAGTAGTCGGCGACCTGCACCATCTGCGAATCGCTGCCGAGGCCCATCCAGCCGGGCGCGGGGTTGTCGCCTTCGAGGAAAAACCCGCTGATAGAGGCGACGGTGTCCTTCCCGTAATCGCGCTCGTGCCGGTCTTTCGAGATGACCTGCACCACGAAAATCCAGTCGGCGTCCTGCAGGTCGTAGCGCTTCGCGCTCGGATCCCAGACCACGCTGAACTGGTTCTCGATGGGCGAGATGTCGACGTACTGGTTCTGATCGTCGTCGCCGCGCTGGCGCATCAGGACGCGATAGAAGCCGCGCCCGCAGGTGATCTGCGCTTTGCGCGCGGTATCGTAGGCGACGTCGGCGTCGCATTCGTACTCAATCTGGCGGATGCGCCCCTGATAGTACTCGGCCGTCTCCTCCGTGCCCTGATCCATGGGCGTGCAGAGGATAGAGGGCTTGTTCTGGCGCCCGTCGTTGACAATCTGCGCGATGCTGGGCCCCAGGCGGTTCTCGGTCAGAATCGGGCGCTTTTTGCGCGCGCGGACTACTGCCTGATCCCACTGATTGCGTCCGCCCGAGGCGAAGCGCACGTCTTCCTGCGCCGGCGCGCGATTGGTGTCGACCTGCAGGCCGAACAGGAATCGCTCGCGCAGCGTGGTGAAAAACTCCGCGCCGGGCTGCTCGGCGGGGCGATTGAGGCGCGGTTTCACGCCGTTATTGCTTCCAGGCCGCCCAGTAATTCAGGCCCGAGCCGCCCGCGGCGACGGTGAAGCCGCCCGGCAGCCAGATTTGCGCGCCGCTCGGATCGTCCTCGTCCGCCATCACGACCAGCACGGTGGTATTGGCGGGGATCGATACGGCGGTCATGAAATCGATGGCCGACGCCTGGCGATCGCTCAGCGTGAAGGTGACCGCGCCCGCCGTGGTGTTCGTGATGCTCAGGCAGAGCAGCAGCGCGTCGGAGGGCGCGATGATCGTCGTGGACTGCGGGACGGCCTGCGGCTTGATCTGGGCGTAGCCCGAGAGGCGCACGCGCCCGTAGAGTGTGGGAGATGCCATGGTGTCCTTTGGGCGCGGTCAGGCGCGCGTTACTTCGAGCAAACCGGCCCGCGCGTGGTGAACAGCGGGTTATGCGTCACGCCGTCGGCGCTCTGCTTCGACCCCGCTTTCGCCGGGTTCACGCCGAGCACGCGATCGGCTTTCGCGTCGATCTTCGATTTCGTCGCGGCGCTGATCTGGCCTTTCGCTTCGGCCCCGGAGGCGCGGCTCTTCGCGTTCGCGGCGTGCGATTTATCCGGCATCGGGTACTTGCGTTCGCCGGGCATGCCGAACTTGGACGCCGGGATCGCGTCGCGCATTTTGGTGGTGAGTTTTGCCATGAGTCCTTTTCAGTCCGTCGTAGTCGGGCTCGTCGTCTTCGTCATCGGCGACGCCGTTTGCGAATTCGTCCGTAAACATAAACTGGGAGCATGCACACGCGTCGCGCTTTCCTCGGTTCGCTGGCGGCTGCCGCCGCCGCGTTCGCGCTCGATCCGGAGCGCGCGCTCTGGGTGCCCGGCGCGAAGACGATCAGCATTCCGAAACCGGGGTACTGGCGCTATTTGAAGTGGGATGGCTGTCTGCGCTGGTTTGACGGCTCGCCGTATCATTCCGGCGACGCGATCCAGAGTTACTTCCGAGAGCTGGAGCGGCAAAACGTGCTGATGAAGATAGGCGACACCATCTATGTGCCGCGGCCGGTAAGGCACATTCCCCTCAGAGAATGGGAGCGCGGGGTAGATCTGTTTGCTGTCACAGTCACGCCCGATCTTGCGCGCGATCTCGATTTAAAGCTCGCGCGCTAGGCCATCCAGGCGTTCTCGCCCGCGTCTTCGCGCGCCTCGCTCGCGCGCCGCGCCTCGATCTGCGGCATTTTGAGCGCCGTGGCCAGATAGCGAAACGCGTCCGCCGGATGGCTCGCCCAGTTGTGCAGCGGCTCGCGCCGAATGACGCCGTTCGCGCCCGGCAGCCCCCACTGATAATGTCTGAGCCCCTGCAGCCCGTCCGCGCATTTGATCGCGTCGAAGCGGCATTGCGGAAAGATCGTGCGCGCCGCGTTGATGCCTTCGTGCACGGGCAGCATGGTCACCATGCGCACATTGCGGCCCGCCGCGCGCATCAGGTCCTCGATGCTGCGCCCCGAGCCCATGCGCTGCGGCTTCAGCCCGTCCCACGGTATCCAGTCCGTGCCGTAGAGATGCCCCTTGGTCTGAAGCTGGATCAGGTACCATTCGAGCGTCTTGGCGTGATTTTCGATGTAGTCGACGACGTGATACTGGCCGTTTTCGAGCGCCTGCGCCAGCCAGATCGCCGTCGCGTCCCCGAAGCCCAGATCCCAGAACGTGTCTACCGGGCGCGTGCGGTCGCAGGCCACGCTTGTGATGCGCCCTTCTTCCTCGGCCTGCTTGATCTCCTCGGCGTAAATCGCGCCTTCCATCGCCGAGCGGCACTTGCCTTCCCAGACGTGCTCATACTCGCGCCGGTCCCTGGCGCGCAGGTGCTCCATCTCGATACGGAGCACTTCGGGAAAGCGCGGGTTATCGCGAAACGTGATCGCCGCGACGCGAGCGCCCGGCGGCGGATCGAGCACGAAGCGCTTATAGGTGTCGTCGGTTTCCAGCTCCGGGTTGAAGCTGATCCAGATCTCCGAGCCGTCTTTTCGGATGGTCGGAATGAGCACGCGCCAGCTTTCTTTGCTGACGGCCTGCGCTTCCTCGACCCAGACGATATCGCAGGATTCGACGCTGCGAATGTTGTTGATGTTGTGCTTCAGCCCGGCAAAGAAAATCTCGGTGCCGTTTTTGCCGATGATCGAGGACTTCTGAACCTCGTAGCGATCGCTGAAGCCCAGCGCGTCCACCTGGTCCGCCAGCAGCTTATGCACGCTGTCGGCAATCGACTTCTGCGTCTCGCGCGCGCAGAGCACGCGCAGCGGGCGTTTCGCGCCTTCGATCAGGATGGCGCGCGCGAACGCCCAGCTCTTGCTGCCGCCGCGGCCGCCGTAAGCGACCTTGTAGCGATGCGGCTCGAACAGAAACCCGAGCGCGATCGGAAAATCGATGTTGGTCACGCGGCCTTCGGCTCTTTGGGTTGCACGAAGGTCACGGTGAGCTGCGCGTCGATTGCGCCGCCGTCCTTGCCGCTGACTTCCGCGACCGAGCGTTCCGCATAGCGCGCGGGCATAAACGCTTTCAGCAGCCGCCCCATGAGGCCCTCGCTGCGCCGGAACTGGCCCAGCGGGCGGCTCGGATCGTCTTCCTCGATCACGCGCGTCGATTGAATCTCAAACGCCCGCAGCTCGGCGGGTGTGTACTCGTCCTGATAGATTTCGCGCCCGTCGGGCAGCTTGCCGAGAATGCGAATGCGCTGCGCGAACTGCGGACGCCCCTGATACGTGTACTGCTCGAACAGGCCCCGGCGCGCCCAATGCACGGCGTCGTCTTCCAGCGTTTGCGCCGCCTGTTCGCGCGCGACGGCGAAGGCCTTCGCGTAGCGCTTGTCTTTCCTGAGCCACTCGTAATGGTTACAGCGGTCGATCTTGCAGGCCGCCGCCGCGCGCGTCAGATCCGCGCACGCGATAAAGGCTTTCAGAAACGCGCCCTTTTTGGACAGTATCCGGCGCTGCGACTTCTTCGGCGTCTTCGCCGGTCTCTTTGCCTTCACGGTATCCTTCGCCACCAGCGCGGCGCGAGCGCGAACGTCAGCCCCAGTTCAGCCACCAGCCACGCGGCGAAGGCGAGCCATGCCAGCGCCGCGAAGGCGATCCACGCGGCGCGTCGCAGGCGCTTCATGCGACGACGTTGCAGTCGTACAGCGTGCCCGCGCCGTAACCCGCCACGTTCTGCGGCGCGCCGCCCGCGTTGTTGACGCAGATGTTGTGCGCGATCACGCAGTTCGCGCCCGCGTTGGCGATGGCCGCGCCCGCGCAGTCCCAGATGAAGTTGCGATCCATGCGAGTATGCGGAGCCCAGTTTTCGATGCCTTCGACGACCGTGTTGTTAACGTCGGTGCCGACGCCGCCGCTCAGCCGGTTACCCGAGATGCCGAGCCGGTAGCAGTAAGGGCTCTGGCTGGTCGTGATGCCCGCGCCGAACATCCAGCCACTGACGGTGTTGCCGTTGATCTCGCTGTCGGAGAGGCACAGGTCCATGCCCGAGTTCGTGCAGACGTTGCCCTCAATCCGGATGTTCGAATTGCCCGGCCCGTCCACTATGAGGATTGCCTCGTTGCCGTCCGTGCCGTTGGGTTTCGTGAGGCCGATCTTGTTGCGCCGGATGCGCGCCGCCGTGATGCGATTCAGCGCAATGCCGAAGCGCCACTGGCCGGAGAGCGTGCACGCCTCAATCTCAAAGTCCGAGCAATCGAGGCAGGCGATGACCGAAGCGCCGTTCGTGACGCCCGTAGCCGCGGTGAAATCGAACGCGATGCCGCCGACGTAGAAGCCCGCGCGCCCGAAGGCCGTCAGCAGCGCGTTGGGATAGCTGGCGGGCATGGCGCGAAAGACGCCCGCTCCGTCGCGCGCCGTCAGCAGATTCGCGCCTGCGGGCAGCCAGAGGCCCGCAGGGTTCACCAGAAACGTGCCATCGACCAGAAAATCTGTCGGCGCGCCATTGCGCGCGTTCAGGGCCGCCTGAATCGCGGCGGTCGTGTCGGTTTTGCCCGTGGCGTCAACGCCGGGCAGGCTGCTAAGAGGCGTCATGGTTCTTGCGCAGGCGGAAATTTAGGTGATCGACTAACTTGGCCTTAACCTGATCGCGCAGCGCTTCCGGAACTGTTGCCAGAAAGTCGTAAAACGCCGCGCTGTCCGGAATGCGCGCCGCCAGCGCTCGCAGGCGGCGGCCTTCGGCCGAGCGTTTGCGCGGGTCGCCTTTCATGCGATTGGGTTCACGCGCCAGAAGTAACCGCACCGTTTGCAGCGCCGGGTGACCACCGGACGCATCAAATGATAAACGGGCACGGTCCACCAGAGGCGATGGAACAGGTTGCACCAGATGCTGCTGTTGTAGCCGGAGCCGAAGAACTGGTTAGGCCACTTCATGCGGCCTTCTCGCGCGCCCAGGCGGGCAGCATGATGTGCGCGAAGGGGCGCGGCTTTTCTTCGTTCGCGTTCGCGGCTTCGGCTTCGGCGCGCGTTTGCGCCGGAATCGAGTAGATCGTCTGGCGCTTGCCGCCGTGCAGCGCCCACTCGAGATCGCCGCCATGCGACAGGCCGGTCGAGTGCGGCTCGGGCGCGCCAATATCGCGGAGGCTGAGCGGGTTCTTCATTCGGACTCACCCACGGCTTTCTGGCAGGCGAGACAGAGGTACATGTTCAGAATCCATTCGTAGAGCGTCCGCTGCTTGCGGCAGCGAGTGCAAAGGCCGGTGTGAATCATTTCAATTCATGCAGCACGGATATGTGAGCGTCGCGTTTTCGATCTGCGTCGTCGCCTGCCAATAAACGACCTTGCCGGGCAGCACCATGGTGAGCCAGCCGAGGAAGATCACGGCTTCGCTGCCACTTCCACCGCGCCGTGGGCGCGCGCGATATGGCGCGTCACGTTCGCGGGCTGGCCGCGCAGCAGCTTCCAGAGCACGGTGCGCAGCGGCACGCCGGTTTGCCTGGCGGCGAGGCGTGCGGCGATGAGCTGCTCGCGCAGCGGGATTGTCTCAGTCGGCACCAGTCACTCCATGCGCTTCGACGCGCAGCCCTTCGATCACGGCGAGCAGCTTCCGCCGATCCGCCACCATCAGATCGTGACGGCTGCTCACGCCCAGCTTGGGCAGCATCCGGCTTATATAGACCTTTACCGTTCCCTCTGTGATGCCAAGCTCCTGCCCGATCGCTTTGTTCGGCAGCGGCCCGTACAGCAGCGCCAGTACCTGTTCCTCGCGCGGCGTGAGCGTCGTGCGGGCTGGCGGCAGCGCGCCGCGCAGATGGCGTTCGACCAGCGCCTCGCCGAGCGAAATCGACGGCCCGTGACCCGGTGCGTACTTCATGCCTTATGGTCCGCCGGTTCGAGATCAGCCGCTTCCAGATCCGCCGCGTCGATCTGCACCGAGATCGCGCGGCGCAGAAATTCGATGCCGATGGTGATGCGCGTTTCGCCCGCGATGCGCTGAACCACGCCCGTGATGCCCGCCAGCGGTCCCGATTTAACGCGCACCATCGAACCTGCCACATACGGGCAGCATTCGACGGCGAGGCGCGATGCGATGGCGCGTTTCAGCGCGTCGATCTGCTCGGGCGGGATCACCAGAGGAGCACCGTCGAGGCTCAGCGTTTCCATCACGAAATCAAGGAACAGCGGCGCACGGCGCGCCAGGCGCTCAGGGCAGCGCGCAAAGATGTAACCGGGAAAGAACAGGCGCTCGATCTGCTTCTCGCGATCGGACCAGCGCACCGTCGCGGCATACACCGGCAAAAAATGCTCAAGCTGGAAATCCGCGAGCTGCTCGCGGACGCGAAACTCGCGCTGATGCCGGGTCCGGAGCGCGTACCAGGCGAGCGCGTCCGGGGGCAGCGCATCGCGCCGACTGAAGGGATCGGACGTGCTACCGCCTGATGGAGTCACATTCGCCAGCGTCACGCGTTCCGGCACCCTCGTTCGATATAGTCGGCGCGGGCCCGCAAAACGATCAGGCGGCCGCTTCCAGCGCCTCGCGCGTCACGCGATCCGCAATGCGCTGAATCGCGCGCATGCGCTCGGCCCGCGCCTTGGGCGGGAGCTGAGCGAGATGCATATACAACAGCTCGGCCAGCCGGTCGATCCTGGCCGCGCGCGCCGCGCCCTCCGCATCCGACATGTTTCGCTCACGAAGACTCGGCTGTGTCGCGGAACGGGAAGGTTTGCCGCCCGCTCACGCGCTCCAGATGCGTCAGCCGGATATCCAGCTTGCCCACTTCGCCCGCCAGCCGCTCGCGCGCGACACCCATGTCGCCGCGCAGCCCGGCAATCTCCGCGTTCAGCGTATCCAGCTTGCCGTTGGTGAGGCGAACGCCTTCCACTACCGACTTTTCCGCCGTCGACCGCACAAAGAAAACCGCCAGCGCCGCAATCGCCACAATCGCGCCGGGGATCGCCGCGATGATAGTCGGGTCCACGCGGGATAGTCGGCGCGCGCGGCGGGAACGATCAGGACGGCGCGGTTGGCGGGGATTTCGAATCGCAGGCGACGGTCGCGAGGTAAGCGCCCGCGCCTGCCAGAATCATCAGGGCTTCCTGCGTCGTGACGGCCTTCAGGCCGAGCAGCACGAAGAGCCCGAGCAGCGGGATCGCGGCGAGCGTCGTCTTCCAGTCGCGCCGCGGGTTCAAAATGCCTTGATCCGTTCATCGAGGATGTCGAGATAGTCCCGCATAATGTAGAGTTGCTTCCCCAGCCGCGCGCGTTCCTCTTGAGGTAAAGACGCGAAGATTGCCCCTGTCAGGAAACCCGCCAGCTTGACAGCCTTGTCGGCCAGTTCGGCGCGCTCGTCAACTACTCGTTGTTGGTGCGGTTGCATCACGTTTCCTCGATTTCCAGCACTTCGCTCAGCGGCGTCGCGGCGTTCACGTTCGCGTTATATGGCGGCGCATTCAGCCCCGCGATCACGAAAGCCAGATACCCAGCCGTGTCGTTGCCATCGCTCGGCGGAGCCCACTCATAAATCGCGTCGCCGAGCGTCAGCCCGCGCGCCGCATAGAGCCGCAACTGCCGCTCTTCGTCCGCCCAGCCATCGACGAGCGAGTCCTCGATGGCGATATCGTCCGCGCCTTCGCCCGCGTGCGACCCATGCGGCGCGTGGCGCAGATCGCCGGGGTTGTCCTTGCGCGCCGGCTGCGTGCCCGGCGTGAAGAAACCCTCGCGCGCGGCGATCAGGAACGCCACCCGCGTCATCCGATGGTTTTTACGGAATTCGAGCCAAGCGGCGCGGACAGTACCGGTACCGTGGCCGCGGCAACTGCCGGATGCGTGCCGAGCGTCGCGGCCAGCGCTTTCACGGAGCTGTAAAGGCCCGCCGAAAGCGTCACTGCCGCGGCGCCGGTCGAGGCGTTCACAATCGCGGCGCCGGAGTGCACTGCCGCCGTCAGCTCGGCCATGGCGGCCACTTCGATGTTGTCGGCCGAGGTCAGTATGGGAGCTGCCGCGGGCAGAAGCGCCTCGGCGATGGCCACGCCGGTCTGGACGCTGGTCTGGATGCCGGGCTCCTTCGCCTGCAGGTAGGTGTCGACCTTCGTCAAACCCGCCTTGAAATCGAGCCACGCTGTTTTGAACGCTGCGATAAGTGTCATTCGGTTGGTCCTTTGAGTTTCATGGGGGCTTTGAGGGTGATGTTCAGCTCGTCGAGGCGACTGAAATTCTGCAGAATCTGGGTCACGCCGTCCGCGATTGCGGGCACCAGCGTTTCGCGCACCAGCGCTTCGAGCGAGTCGAGTTTCGCCGCGATGACAGCTAAGGACTTCTCAGCCGTTTGCGTTATTTCCCGCGTTATTTTTTCGGCTTCCGCCGCCGCCACCAGCGCCGCGTCCTTGCCGACGCCTTCGCCGATCATTTCGGCATCACCCAGGCGGTAAAGACCGCGAACAGCGTGAAGAGCACCAGCCAGATCACGAGCCTGGTTTCGCGGCTCACTTCCCGCTCGCTTTCTTCGCCACTTTGACGGCGGCGTGTTTGACGGCCTTCGCCGCCGTTTTCACGCGATGGATGTTCTGTTTGATCTCCATCACGTTGACGGCTATGGTGGTTCCGGCCGCGATCTGCGTGATGCCGACGGCGAACGCGGGCCGCGCGTCGCAGGACGAAAGCGCGAAGGCGAGCGAGGCGAGCAGAGCGAGGCGCTTCATGCGGCGACTGCCTCCGGCGCCGGCTGCTGCTGGCAGGCGAAACACTGGCGCTTATTCGCGCTGATGCGCCGGCCGCATTTGCACAGGTACGAACCTCGGAGCTTCAGCTTGCGGCGCGCGGGCTTGATGCCGGAGCGCGGGCAGCCGGGCCGGTTGAACTTCAGTTCCAGCGTTTCGGCGAGGCGCTTCTGGCGGGCGTCGGCTTTGCTCATGCGGCCTTTCCCAGCTCGAAGAGCTTCAGCGGGCGCGCGCCGGTCGGCGCGCTGTCGATCTTGACCCCGTGTCCGAATGCCTCACCATAGGCCGTCGCGGCCTTGAGCGTGACTTTGGCGAGGGTGCATAAGGCCTTCAGGCCAATGGATTTGCCGAGCGCCGCCACGTCGACCGTGCGCTCCGTGGCTTTCGGCCCCAGCGCGGCGATAAAACGCCTGCCACGCGCCTCGCAGGCGGCGTCGGCGGGCGATCCCTCAAAACGGGCTCGCAGTGCGCTTCTGAGCGCCTCGGCGCGCGCAATGCGCGGCTTTAACGGGGCGAGCTCGGCTTCGAGCGCGCCCAGCTCGTCCACCTGAGCCGCAAGTATACTTGCGGCCTCGGCAGCCGCTGCTTTGGACTGTGCCTGACGGGCGGGGGTCACGCCGGAATAGTCGGCCGGGCGCGCGGAAACGATCAGGGCGAACGGTCACGCAGCGCGTCCGCCGCTCGCTCCATCGCTTTACGGATGCGCTCAGCCGCCTCGATGCAGAGAAACCACTCGCTCTTGCGCCCTTTCGCGAGCCGCCGCGCCCGGCAAAGCGCCTGCCGTGCCGCCCAGCCGGCGCGCTCGCGCGCGTCCCAGACTTCGATCAGGCGGTCCAGTTCCAGCCAGCGCTCGCGCTCCGTCCAGCGCTCGTAATCGAGGACGCGCCCGCTCGAACGCCACGGGCCCGGAGGCAGGACGGGCAGCGGACGCGGCACTGCCTCTCCGCGCTCCGCCACGGTATCACCCAGCTTTGAGTATGGTCCGCAACTCCGCTACCGCCTCGCTGTGCAGTTGCCAGACCGTGCCGTAGGACGTATTCAGCCGTCGCGCCACGACGCGCAGCCCCGGCTCGTCGGCGGCATAGTACAGCCGCAGCACCTCGGCTTTGCGCGGCGGCAGGCGTGCGATGGCTTCCCCGACGCGCTCCATCAGGCGGTCATGATCGATACCCGCCACGGGCTCGGGTACGGGCCGGTTGGGCAGCGCTTCCGCGTCCAGTTGCACGTGCATGTTCTCGCGCCACTGTTTGTCGCCGACCGAGTCGAGCATCGCGCCGCGAATCGCCTTACGCGCAAACGCGCTGAACGGCGCGCCGCCATGCGCCTCGGGCTTATACCGGGTGGCGGCGGCGACCAGCGCGCGCTCCCCTTCGGCGATCAGATCGTCCAGTTCGAAGCAGGGCGGCAGCGCGGCATGCAGCCGCCGCGCGATCTGGCGGACCAGCTCGAGATGGCCGGCGACCAGCTCGTCGCGCCCGGCAAGAAAGCGCTCGCGATGGCCGCCGGCATCGATGCGCGTAGGTTTCGATGGCATCAGCCAAACATATACCCCGCATGTGTGGAAAAAGCTACAGTTTTGCCGGAACTGTGGCGTTTGCGCCTTTGTTTGCCGCGCGCGGCGGGGCGCGGAGGCGCGCGCGTGACGGCTCGGAAAGAATTGGAGCGAATTGGATTAAATCCGCCGCGTCGGAATTAATTCCGAGATCACTGGTACCCCTCCCGGCGCAGATCATCGAAGCGCCCGGCGCGCGCCAGATAGGCGGCGCGGCGCGCGCGCCACGGCGGCTCGACATAATACTTGCTGGCTCGCATCCATTCGCGATAGCGCTCCCTTTGAGAACGCGCGACCAGCCTGTTTAACCGGCGCGCCAGCAGCGTGATCCTTGCCGCCCGCTCTTCAGCGGTGCGCCAGCGAGCCTCCTGGCTGCTGCCATCGCGCAGCTCGCGGATCTCCTGGCGCAGCGCCAGAATATCCAGTTCGCGCAACCGCGGATCGCGCGCGGGCGGCGGCGGCAGCGCCGCCTCGGGCTTCGCGCCGAGAGCGCTCATGGCTCGGACTCCGGTGCAAAGTGCGCAATCACGTCGGTCTGCACTTCCATGAGCCGCACATCCATCTCGCGAAGGACCGACGCCTTGCAGCTATAGCCTTCGAGACATGCCGCGACGTCCCTGAGCTTCTGGCGGATCGTCACAAGCTCGCGCTGCGCGCCCACTCGTTCATGGCCGCTCCTCCTCGGCGCGGCCCGGCGGCCGCCGCTCGATCTTTTCCAGCTCGGCTTCGAGCGCGCCGTCGTTCGCGCCCATCGCGACGAGATATGCGGGCTCCGCGGCCGCGATCTCCGGTCCCGCCCCGGCGCGCAGCTCGTCGCTGAGCCAGGCCTGCCCGGCGGCGCGAGCGGCGTATCTGCGTTTGCGCGCCTGATTGTCGGCGGCGTCGTGCGCCAGGTGGCAGCGCGCGCACAGCCACGCGCAGCGCTCCGCGTCCTGATGGCGCGGGTCGTGATCGAGATGCGAAACGCCGCAGACCACGTCGATCCAGCGCCCGAATGACAGGTTGGGACCATACTGCAGCAGCGAGTTAGCCTCACTTAGTAACTCGCGCGTCAGAATCTCGCCGCTCGCCGTATACCACCAGCGCGCGGAGTCGCTGTACCAGAGGGCGTCGGCGCTCAACTTACACGCGCCGGGATTGGCGAAAAAGACGCGCTGGCCGTTGGGCACTTTACAGCGCTCGCAGCGGTCGCCCGCGCGCGTGCGCAGTAAATTGCGCAGCGCGTGAAAGCCAGCGTTCTGGTAGAAGTGCCGGTTTTCGGGACGGATGGGCATGTTACGACCTGTTGTGTCGGAAGTGCCCGCGATCATAACGCTCTGCCGTGCGCTGCGCGCTCCGTGCTTCGTCCAGGAGGCGTCGAATAGCCAAGGGAACAGACCGGCAGGATTCCACTGCCGCCGCAGGCGCGCCCTGCTCTGCCGGATTTCCACCCGCATCCGGGCCGTGCGCGTCGGAGTGACCCTTGTCGATGCAAATTGAGCCTGCGGTGCCGCTGCCCGACGCTCCGAACGTCTTTGCATCCGAGACGGCAGGGACTTCTTCCCCGTGATCCGCCAACTGGGTAGGTCGCTGAACTTGTTTCATGCCGCCCCCCCTTTCTTCGCCATCGCCCACTCCTCCACGCCGCGCACGCGCGCCGGGCCCACGTACTGCGCGCGCGGCTTGGGGAAGCGCGGCGGCAGCGCGTCCCAGAGCACCGTGTAGCCGAAGGCGATGTCGCTGCCCGGCACGCAATGCTCGCGCTCGATCGTGCCGCGCTCCTCGAGGACGCCATCGGCGTCCGAGCGCAGCGAAACGCGAACGACGCGGTCGCGAAGAGTCATGACGCACCTCGCACGGCTTCGCGCTCCACTTCGCGCCAGAGCGCCGCGCGGCTGATTCTCCGCGCGCGGCGCATCCAGGTAATGATCGAGATAACGGCACTCGCGCACACGGAACAAACTTCGCCGGTAACCCAGCTACAGCCGCCCTGACAGGCGTCGTTCTCAGTACAGCCGCAAACGATGCAGCGCGGCTCGCCGCGAGCACTCAATCGCTGCCTGCGATTTAGGCTCATGCCTCGCGCCTCGCTTCCCGCGCCATGATCTCCGGCCCGACGCGCCCGCCTTCGCGCTCGACGGCGCGGCGCAGATCGTCCAGCAGGCGCTCGAACTCCCAGCAGCGTTGTGCCGAAATGATGTGCCCCAAGCCGTCGAAATACTCAGTTAAATGCTGCTCTGCCGCCAGCTTCGCGGCCCGGCACTGCGGGCAGCGCTCTTCGTGCGCCGCCAGCATGGCGGCGGCCAGCAGCGCGGAGGTCATGGCTCAGTCCTCCCGAGCGCTTCGAAGCGCCGCCCGAATTCCATGGCGGCTCGCATCTTGTCCTCGACGCTTTCCGGGGTGTCGAACGCGTGAGCCCGCGCGTTTTTGATGACCCGAGCGCGGAGGCGTTTCGCAACGGGACGCGGACGCACCTGCTCGTAGATCGCCGAACGAATACAGTCTGCCAACTCCTCAGCGTCGATCTCGGCATTGAGCCGCATATAAAGCTCGATCTCCTTGCGGATCAGAGCCCCGACCGCCCCCCACACCTCGTAGGTCATGCGCCGGCTCCTTTGGCGCTTTCGTTTATGAGCATCTGCAGGGTGCGCGACTGCGGACAGCGCGGGCCGGGCTGCCAGCCAGCCTCCTTCCATCCCGCTATCGTTGCCTCGTCGAACCCCGCCGCCCGCGCCCGCGCCTCCAGGCGCTGGAGGCCGCCACGTTCGGGCGCGGCAGCCGTCCAGCGCTGAAGAAACTGGCGCGCAGCCGCCACCAAGATGCCTTCTTCCACGGGTTTGCCTCTGCGCCTCATGCTGGCGATCGCGCGAGCGGCGAACGCGGCATAATCGCCAGCGGGCGCATCGCCCAGTTCACGGAGGACTCGCTGGGCGAGACGAGGATCGGGCGGGAGGTCGAAATGGGTTTTGAGCAGGGCGGCGACGCAATTCGCGATTTCGCCCTCTAATGGATTCAACGACTTGGCTTTTGGAGAGCCTAACGCCTGCGGAACTCGCCGCAGGTTGGCGTCCTGCGGGCGAGGGAAGGAAATGCGGACGACACCCCCCGCCGGATCGGCACTCAGATGGAAACGAACGGGCTTCGGCCGTTCGCTTCGACAAATGAAGTCTACCGCACGATCCGGCGCCACGCGCAGCGCAAACGTCTGTTCCCGCCCGGCGCGCAGCACGACGTGGCGCTCCGTATCGGAATTATCCGATACTTCGTCATCGGAATCGTCCGGTTCCTCGTCCTCATCGTCGTCTGGACCGGGCGGCGACGCGGCCTGCGGCTCGTACTTCGGCGCCAGCTCCCAGAACGCCGGATCGCACTGATATGAGAGGGCGCCTTTCTTCGCTTCCCAGCCCCGCGGCTTGACGCCGCGCGCGAATTTCAGGTCGCCCTTCAGCGCCGAGATCAGCCCGCGATCGAGCAGGTCCCAGAGCGATTCCTCGATGCGCGAATCGCTCAGCAGCGTCTCGCGCGCGATGTCGGCCACGGCCAGCCGTACCCACGGTACGCGCCGCGGATCGCCCCAGGTGCGGTCGATCAGGTAGAGCAGGACGGTGAGCTGCGCGCCTCCCGATACGATGCCGCGCCCGAGCAGTGTAGCCACGCTCAGCGGCATCGGCGCCCACGCATTGAGCGGGGCGTTCGTCAGTTCGTCGAATTTGGTGGGGTGAAACGCGAAAGCCATCTGCGCTTCGGATGAGGCTGGCTTTCTGGATTTTGCTGCTGCTGCTCCGGCTGCGCCCATGCGTACTGTGTCTCCCAGCGTTCGGATAACTTCGCCAGCAGTACTTGAAAACAGCGCCGGATCTGCCGCAAAATGGCTTTATACGCGGTCTGCTCATGCCGCGTATAACCCCGGCGTTGTACGTTTTCAGCGCAGTCGGCTCGTCGCCCGTCTCAGGTTCAGAGCTGATTGCGCAATTCTACCGGAGCGCCGGGGGTGGGCGAATGAGCGCTGCCCGTTCGCATCGAAAAGCGCGGCGCCCGCCGCAAACTCCAGACGGTTCTGTCGCTCGCGTGCTCATGCGGCTTTTCTCGCCCGCTGCGTCTGCCTTGTGCGCGCCGCGCGTGCGGCACGCCCGATCTCGCTCAGCCGCTCGGCGGTGAGACTGGCGGCGCGGGCATATCCGCCGCGCGCGCGATTCGGCACGCTCAGGCCACGCGTGGGGCTGACAGTGCCTTTGGCTGGTCCTGGTTTGCTTTTGCGCTTCGGCCGAGTCGGATTCATGCATGTACGGTACCCAGGATCGCGGCCCGTGTCCAGCGTTTTTTTTGCACCGTTGATCTGGCTGGCGAACACGCGGCGAAAGGAATTCCCGACGCCTGCGGAACTCGAACGCGGCGCGAGTTCCGGACGCATCGGGAACTCAGTTCCGCACGTATCGGGAACTTTTCGGCGCGCGCATCCTTATTGACTTCAAACCAGACAGACAACAGAGTCAGTCAGTCTGTCAGAGGGGGTTCCAGGGGGAACGGAACGCGCGTCGCAAAAATGAGCCGACTGACTGACCGACTCGCACCCGATCCCCCCCTGCGAAAGCCGAAGGCGCTTGCCAACTCGCGCCGCATGCGACATACTCGGCCCCATGAAGTACAACGCCACGCCGAAGGCGCTTGCCAACTCGCGCCGCATGCGACATACTCGGCCCCATGAAGTACAACGCCACGCCGTACACCTTCGCCCGCGCTACACCAGTCGCCGTTCGCAATGGTCTGGTGAGCACGCAGCACAAGATCACGGAGGAGGTCAACAGCCTGCCCGCGCTCCTCGATCAGCAGAATTACTTCCGCCAGCTCAGCGGCTGGGCCACCATGGAGTCGAACCGCGTGGCGCAGTTGACCGAGCCCGAGACGCACGGCGCCGGTTCGCACGCCGGCTGAAAAACCTTGCGCTTGCGCTCGCGGTGCGACATACTCGCCTGCATGAGCACACCTGCACGCGCCCGCAGCAAACCCGCCCGCACCACGGGTAAGGGGATCAATTTTCATACCGCGACCAAGGTTCAGGGGAGCGAGCAGCCAGCGCTGCTGAACGCCTTCGCCGCCGGTCATCCCGAGTGGAACGCGACGCAGATCAATCGCGGCTCAGCCGTGCGCGCCGGGCTCGTGTCGGCCTGCACGACGCTGATCGAACAAATTCCCCCGTCCGGGGATCGCACTCTGGCGATCCATCATCTGCGCATGGCAGGCATGCTCGCGAACGCCGCGATCACGCACGGCGGCGTCTATTAACCCGCCACCGCGATGGCGCAGGGCAAGGCAGCGCGGCGCGAGCGTAAACGGCGGCAACGCCGCGAAGCCAAGGAGCGCCTGCGGCTGCGTGTGCTGAACCGGCCGCTCAGGCGCTAACGTGGCATCGATACGGCTGAGGCCAGTCGCCGCGGGCGAGTGGGTCACGCCTGTACGGCGCGGTTATCTGATGCAGTGCTGTGATTGCGGGCTGATCCACCGTTTTAACTTCCGCATCCGCAAAGACAAAGGCGGGCGTCGCCGAATACAACTACAAGGCTTCCGTCTGGATGAGGCTAACGATAAGCCGATGAGTCTGGCCGACGATCTTCGCGCTGACATTGACGCCCGCATCGCCGCCGATCCAACCGGCATCGACGCCCGGATCCGCGCATGGATCGAGCAAAACCTCGAGATCAAGCGCGAGGACGGCGTGACGATGTTCCGGCTGCGGCCTCCGGATGACGCCGCGTAACCAACTGCAGTATTGAGCCGCGCCCCGATCCGCCGCACACTGGTCGCATGCGTATCCTGCTTTCGCTTTCGCTGGCTGCCGTTATCCTGTATTTCGCCGGTGCGGGCGTCCTGGCCGAGGCCTTCCATCGCGCCGCGACGCTGAACGCCGTGCTCGCGCAGGCGGCCGCGGCCGCGCGTTAAGGCGCGGTCTGCGTCATCACCACGAACTGCCACTCCCACGTCCCCGCCACCGCTGTGCCCGGCAGCGCCGGCGGATCCGTCACCGCGCCCGTCGCCCAGTTGGCCACCACAATCGTGGTGGGCGTCGCCGCGGTGAGCGCCGCTATGCAGCTCGCGCACGCCGCGATGGGAGCGAACGGCGCAGCCGCCGCCTGCAGGCTGGCCACCTGAGCCTGCAGCGCCGTGATCTGGCCGTTCAGCGCGTTGGTCTTTTCCGTCGTCGCGAGCAGGTAGGAATCGTAAAACGCCTGCGTGACGCAGGGCGTCTGCGCGCCGGCCGCGACGGCCAGAATCGCGACAAGCGCCAGCTTGTTGAGCGTCGTCATGTTTTAACCCCCCTCCCAGTGTGGGGTTGCGTGGCGGGGAATGCGCGCCGGCGAACCAGTCCAACCATACAAAAGTGTGGTAAACCCATCAAAAACCCCCAAAAGACCACATAAAAACATGGTCCGCTGTGCATTTGAGGGTCGAATGGCGCACCCCAAAAACGCCTGATTTCGTGTGGTGTTTGCCTACCGTTTTCGCCCGTTTTTGCCGCCTATTTGATGCACACCCGAGTCTTTCCGGTTAAGAGCGCTGCGAATGGTGCTCTGTCCGATGCCCAGTTCCCTGGCGATCGCGCGCCAACTGATGCCCTCTTTTCGCATCTCGACGGCACGCCAGCGCGGGAAGACTTTCCAGCGCCGCCCGAGCTGCACGCCCTTCGCTTTCGCGATGGCGAGCCCCGCTTTCGTGCGCTCGCTGATGCGCAGGCGCTCCTGCTTCGCGATCCACGCCGCGATGGCGATCATGAGTTCGCCCGCCGGGCCCGTGGTGCGAAAGTGCGGCTCCGTGAGACTCTCGAACTGCGCGCCATAGCCGAGCAGCGTCTTGATGTGCACGAAGGTCTCGGCCACGCCTTCGCGCGTGAAGCGATCCAGCGCCCAGACCAGCACGACGTTGACTTCGCGGCGCGACGCGGCTTCGAACAGCGCCTTGAACGCGGCGCGATCCGCGTGCTTGCCCGTTTCGTGGTCGATGAATTCGCGCACGCCCCAGCTCTGCGCCTCGGCGTACTTGCGAAGCTGCGCGAGCTGGTTCTCGACGTCCTGGCCTTTGTCCTTAGTGGAAACGCGCGCGTAAATCGCGGCGGTAGTGGTTTTGGCGGGCATGCTGGTTAGTCGGCGCGGGCGCGGCATTGGATCAATCCGTAGGTAATACTTCGTAGAAAAACGGCCCCAGCGCATCGCGCCGCGGATCGGTATCGCGAGGGTCAAGCCCCTGCGAAATCACCCACTGCCGCCATTCATCCTCGGTCGCCTCGCGCAAAACGCGAAACGGATGACGCATCTGGTCGCCATCGCGGCTATCCATGGTCCAATGCTCGATCAGCACAGTACTGCCGACTGGAAGGCGCTCATACGATCCCAGAATCATCGCCAGCCCCACAGGGCGCGCCAGAGCGCGCGCCCCCAGACGCGCGCCAGAGCTTTCGCGATGCGCCACGCCTCGCGCATTCAGCCCCGTCCTCGCTGGTGCGCGGCGTCCGCCGCCGGGGTCGCTTCCCGGTCCTGTTTGCGCTCCCGGATCTCGCGGCGCCGTGCAATCTCCTCGCACACAGAGCGTTGCAGTGCCGCCAGGTCGGCATCCGTCATCTGCGCGAGTGAGAGCCGAAACTCCCTGGTCATTTGCGCTCCCAGCTCGCGGCGCGAATGACGCGCCGGCGCTCGCGCGCGCTGCGCCACGCCGCGATGCGGCTTTCGGCGAAGACGCCGACGCCGATCGCGAAGAGCACCGCGCCGTAAAGCCCGACGACGATCATGAACCAGTCGAGCGGCGTCATCACGCCCTCCCCGCTGGCTGCGCCATCGCATCCGCAACGTCCTGCGCGAGCCGCCCCGCGCAGGGCTCGCTCGCGTGACGCTCGCCGCAAATCGAGCAGATGGCGGCGCAGTCGGGGCAGGCGACGCGGCCGGCATCCGGCCCGCTCGGCACGAAGTATGCGGGGCGCTCGCCGCAGAATGCGCAAATCATAAGGCCCCCTTGATGACCAGATCACCGTGTCGGGCCGCGCGGAACAGCACGGATTTTGCCCACCCGTCCACAGACGAGCCCCCAATCTCAAGCACTGCTGCGACTTGGGACCGTCTCACTTCGCCTTTCGCGAATGCCAGAGCTAGCTCCAGTTCTTCGCTTTGGTTCGTACCGCGCTTGGACTTTTCCGCCGGCCCGATCAGCCTCGCGCGAACAATAAGGGTGTCGGCTTTACTCACAGCACCCTCCTTGCCAGCCAGAGCAGCAGCGGCGCGTCGCGAAACAGCAGGTGCGCGGTGCGCGCGTTCAGCAGGCGCAGGCGGTCGCGCCAAAGCCGAACCGCCCCCTCCCCCGAGGTTGGACGGCCCGGCTTGTGCTCCGCGGCAGGAGGAGAAGATCGCGCCGCGAAATCGTCGAATTCCCAGATAAAGCTCATACTCGCCTGCCCTCTCCCTGAATAATCAAAGTTGCAGCAAGGCACCTGACGTCCTCGCAGTGGACGTCGAGCATGAGCCCGAGCCCGTTGGCGTAAGCCTGCGCGCCGAGCAGCACGTCGATGGCGGTTTTGTACGCGCCGAGGATCGCGGCGTTGTGCGGTTCGACGGCGGGCTGGCTGTTTGGCTGTCTGGCGGGCGCCGCCGCCTCGCGAAACGCCTCGCGCGCCGCCTGGGGATCGCGGCGAGCAAGCGCGACGGATTGCGCCAGACGCGCCTCCTGATCGCCCGCTACAGAGCGCTGCGGCGGCTCAGCTCGCGAGCCGCGCGAAGGCTGGGGGTCGCTGATGCGGCTGACGCGCAGGCAACTGCCGCCGCCGCGCGCAAACTTGACCTGAGTGAGGAAGAAATCCTCACCCGCGCGAATACCCAGTTCGAGGAGCGCGTGCTCTAAGGCGCTCGCGTCCTCGCTGAACAGGTAGAGCGAAGCGCCGTCCATGGCTTCGAACACCACCTGCTCCATAGCGCCGGTGTTCGGGTCGGGGAATTTCCACGGGATAGTGCGCCCGGTAGTCGCTTGCAGCGCAACGCGAAGCGTGACGCCCGGCTTGGGCCGGATCGCGGGCGGGCGGATCTGAGTGGGCGAGGTCGCCATGTTATTGCCCCCCCGCATAGCCAGCCAGTACCAGGCACTCTTCGATCTGCGCGAACGGCATGTAGCACAGCGCGTCGTTGGCTGAGGCGTGCTGTCGAGCGGTCTCCTGGTCCGCCATGCCGTGGATGTAGCTCATATGTTCCGCGGCGCGGCGGACGGCTGGGTTGCCGTGTTTGGCGTATCGTGCGGTGACAGCGGGCATCATACGGGCCACGTGGATTATTGCCCGATGGGCATTTCTCTGGGAGGTTGAGGTCGCCATGTTACGCGGCCCTCCGATTCTTCCGGCGCGAGCCAGTCCGAACGGCGATGCCCGGCATGATGACGGCGTAGCCGCGGGGCGCGACGCCTTTGCTGAGATAAAGCGCGGCGGGCTTGCGCGGCGCGGCGCTCAGCGGATCGGCCGCCACGACTTCCGAGCCCGGCGTGAGCGGCGCGTAGCCCCAGTCGCCTTTTGCGCTCATCGCGGCCAGCCAGCCGTTCAGGGCGCTCGCCACCGGGGCGGCGACGTGCGCGTGGCCGGTGAATTCGCGCAGCTCGGTCAGGCCCTCGGCCAACTCGCGGCGCGCCTTCGCCTCCTGGCGCTCGAGATGCGCGTCGAGCGAGCGCTCTTCGCGCGTCCAGTCTTCCGGTAATTGATTCCAGCTTTCGTTTTCGTACATGGGCTTCTCCTCCCGGTGGGGGTCGGTCCCGATCCCCTGCTCAGAGTATACGTGCTAGCAAGTAACTTGTCAATAGGTGCAAGCACGTGTATAGTTGAAAATATGGATGTGGCTGAGTTCGCACGAATGGGCGGGAAGGCGCGCGCGAAGGCGCTGACGAAGGAGGAGCGGAGCGAGTCGGCCCGCAACGCGGTTAATGCGCGCTGGGCGAAGGCGAAAGCGGAGGAGGGACGTGCAGTGAAGCGGAAGAAAAAGGCGGCGGCTTAATGGGCTGGTTTCGACCGAACGAGGAATTCTGGCGCTCGCCCGCGTTCGCCGCGATGCGCGCGCGCCT